CCATTGTTACTAAGTTCTGGAATGTGTTTGCTCCTGTGAAACTGTTATTTCCAGCGGCTAATACATCTCCACCACCTACACTTGCAACACTATCATCTACATATTTTTTTGTAGCCGCCATCAAATCTGCTGTTGCACTTGCAACACTATCATCTACATATTCTTTGTTCGGCACATCATTATTTACTGTAGGAGTTTTGTGTACTGTCAGTTCCAGCCCATTTGCATCAGTATATTTACCCCACGGAGTATTATTTAACGAGCTAAATTCTACTGTGCCATCAGATTTATATACACTGGCAAAAGAGGTTTGAATACCACTTCTTAAATAACAAGGTCTATAATCAGCGGCATACATTGCTAAATCACCTTGTTTGTTTCTGGCTATAGAAGGTGTTTGTTCACTACCTTCAGGTTTTAATCCGAGCCATAAATAAGTTGATGAATCACCAGGAGTGGTAGCACTGCCCAGTATGCTTAAATTTGCATTAAATATAGCACTACCATTCCAATAGTTATTGCCTGTCCATGTGTTTTTACTTGCCAGTTTTCCGCAAGCATCATAATCTTGATTTAGTTTCGCTACTAAATCTGTATCTATATACTCTTCACCAGTGAAAGCTTCATAAGCCATTCATCTCACCCCGCCCAATTCCCCAGCATTGAAATATAATGGCATTTTATTCTCTACCATTTCAACCCTCCATTCAATATGCTAAAAAGGAAGCCCTTTCAGAGCTTCCCCATTGTTTTTACTCTTTATTTATATGTCTATTATAGCATACTTTCGGATTTTTGTCAACCTTTTTTTTTTAATTATTTTTGCAGGAATTTCCAACATTCCTCCTTCTACAGCCTCTGGTATATTGTTTAAAGTAGCTATTAGTGCCCGTCTTGCTATATCCTTATTGGGGCATATAACTACATTATCTGTTACATCTTGTGTAAAATGAATTTTAAGAAGCCCTGCAACATTTATAAATTTTTTTACCCAGTATCTCTCTCCGCTTACTGTTACCCAAACTTTATATGCCATTTTTATCTCCTCTAACTTTATAACTTACGGAATTTCTAATATTCCTAAATCTGTGGATGCCTCCCCCAAATCTATACGAACTTGCATTAATGCTTCTTCTGCCTCTTCCTTAGTAAGATACGTTTTTATATCATCAGAATTTTCATCTAGTGTTCCACTAATTTGAAAAAAATCAGCACTTTTTATCCAATATTTTTTTTCATTTATTACTACCCAAACTCTATACATTATTTTTACACCGCCTGTAATATCATAATTAATGGATTAAAATAGCAATTAAAATAAAAAATAAAACTTTCAAAAGCCTGAAAAAAAGCTCCAATAGTAAAAAGAGAAATACCTATTAAAAAAATCATGGCACTAATTGCCTGCCCCTCATTCAATGCTGTTACTCCTTCGTATACTTGCCATCCTAGAAAAATAATAAGAGATATCAATAAAGAGAAGCTAGCAAGAATCGCTATAAGATAAATTAAAGAGGTATCTTGCATATAAGAAATTAACAACTCTTGTGGAATTTTTGTACTCATTACTGCAATATCTTCTAGTGTCATTTTTATACCCCCATTATTGTGAATTTAAAAGTTTCTGCATTAAAAGATAGCACCACATTTGATGCCCCCTCTTTCCCATATTCCTCTGAAAAATCGTAACAATCCCAAGAACCACTAACCATTTTATAGCCTAAAGACTGTAATGCTTCTTTAATAACTTTTGGAGTATAACCTGTTTCAGATAAATCTATTTCAGAATTTATATCTCCTTTGTTTTCTAAACTTTCTAAAATAATTAATAATTTAGTTTCCATTTTTTCATCTTCCTTTTAATAAAAAATTAACATCCTCTTTTAAATGCTCTTCTGCTTCGTTTCTAGTTCTATAACATTTTCCTAAACTTCGCAAAAGCTGGTCTACTAAATTACCATAAAATACTCCCTTAGATACAACTCCCTGATTATTGCTTCCGTCCATATAAACATAAAAATATACATCACCATTTGTGGGATAATAAGGAAGTTGTTTTACACTACAATTACCAGCAAATAGTTCTAACATAATAAGCCGAGTATTCATCTCTGGATTATCACAATGAAGTTTATTATCTGCTATCCAAAATTTTGCTCCATTGCCAATAACATATTTTCCATCATAATCAAAAATCTGAAATTTTTGATTAAACATTAAATTGTTTTTCTTTAAAAATAACTCAAAATACTCACTCAAAATAACACCTCATTTAATAAAATCTATAATTTCTTGCTGAAAATAACATCCAAAGATAACTAATACTATATCCTCTTTGTTTATATAAATTAAAAGCCTTACAAAACTGCTGTGTTCTAAATGCTCTCATTGTTACTCCCACTCTCTATCCTTTAATAAAATGCAATGAGCCTCTAAAGCGGTAAAACTTACAAACCAATTTGTATTTCTACCGAAACTATATTCACTATTGCGATATACACTATGTCCCTCTCGACTAAAAATCCAAGATTTATTAGAAATTATATAACCATTCTCATTAACATCAGCATAATCATCAATACATGTAATCACACGAAGAATATCCCCTCCATGAAAAATATTACCATCACTTTTAAAAGAGGATTTAACTATTAAAAAATCTCCTGTCTTATATTTCACGTTTTCACTCCCATTCAAGGTTCACAGGAATACATCCTTCTTCTATATAATTAATGGGGATATTCCAATTTGTTCCCCTACCAAAACTATATTGATTTTCTGTGTCTGTATGCCCTGCTTTAGTTGTTATCCAAGATTTGTTGGAAACTTTACAAAAGTCCGCTTCCTCATCTGACCAACTATTTACTATTCGTAATAAATCTCCTTTAAAAAAGGAATTACCATCATACTTAAAAAAAGTACGAACTTTGAAATAATCACCTTTGCGTATAATCATTTTATTTCCTCTATTCTACGTTTTGCTACTTCAAAATACCTAGTATCTAATTCTATGCCTATAAAATTTCTTTTTAATTTACGACAAGCAACTCCTGTAGTGCCACTCCCCATAAATAAATCTAAAACTGAGTCATTTTCATTTGTTAAAACTCGCAACAAATAATTTATTACTTTCTCATCCTTCATTGTTGGGTGTAATTTAGAAGACTGTACTGTTGTTGGAATCACACATTTTTCTAATAAATTTTCTCTGTTAAATGTCCATTTAGAAGGTTTATTTTTAGAATTATAAACTCCCCATATTGCAAATTCTACATCATTAACAAACATTCTATCTCTATTAAATGGAGCAGGATTTGATTTACTTAACACTAAACATCTTTTAGGAGCTATATTAAATTCTCTACATACTTTTGCTATTTCTCCTAAATTTTCCCAAGCATTAAATATAACAACATTTGCATTTTCTTTTAGAATTCTAGGAAACAACTTAATATAACCTGTTATGTCAAATCCTTTATCCCATTCTCCAAAATCCATTCCATTTCTTAAAGCTCCCTTTAAAGTATGAAAATTTGTTTCTCTGCTAACATTATAGGGAGGGTCTGTAATAATACAATCTATACTATTATCTTTTACTGCCCCCCCCCCGATTACTTCAAAACAATCCCCATTGAATAATTCAATCATTTGTTTCGTCCTTTCTTACATCATAATAAGAAACTAAAGCACTATAAAGCTCAAATAATGATTTAAAAACATCTTCTTCTAATATAATATTTTTATCATCTAAGAATAGTATATAATTATCTTTTACTTTCTCTGCTCTTACTATTTCAAATTTTGGTTTATATAATTTCTTTACTTTTTCTATCTGTTTCATTTGGATTTTTCTTTTTTCTCCCTTCCTGATAATGCCTGTGAAGTAACTGCTATTTTATCTATTAAAGAAGCAATATTATCTTCTGTGACTTCTTTTACTATAGAAATATTGTTAGGTGTTACATAATTTGCTATAATCATTTTGTATGCCGTTTCTTTTGAAGGAACTATAAAATTAATTATAAACGCTAATGAGAGAAGTGCTATCCACACTTTTGGGAAAAACCACTTTTCAAACTTTTCTTCGGTTTCACTGGTCATAAGTAATGCCATATTTATTAATATTGCAAAAATAAAAACATATAGTGGAAGCATTTTTATTTCCTCTAACTTATCAATAAAATAAAATACCCACGGACTAATAATTGGTTCCATTTTTATTTCCTCCTTTTATTCCCATCCAAAATTATAATTATTAACTATATCAAAAAAATAAAGTAATTCCCCTTCTGTTACAAAACTTTTTACATACCACCCATTCTTAGTATAAATAGTATATTTTGTTTCTCCATACATAGTTTTATATGGGGTTACTTTATACAATTCTCCACGACTAAAATGAGCTGAATTATCTTTTGCCTTTACTAATTTTATTCCCATTCTTTATCCACTACCTTTTTAAAAAACTTAAATAATGCCTCTTGGGATACCCAAGAATTTAGAAGATTGCCTTTTTTACTATAAATATTATATTCCATGCTTCCATACACACTAAGTACAGACACTGCTATATATTGTTCATTTAAATTATAATGTATAAGTTGTCTTTTTGGAGTTACTGTTATCCTCATTCCCATTGTGAATCCTCCCATCGAAATTTAATGAAAAAGTCGAGAAAAACCATAGAGCATATATCATGTCTTTCATCCCCAAAATGTACTATAACTGCACCAGCAAAAAAAACGGTCTCCTAATTCAGCCCAATAATACTCTCCTTTTTTAAAATAGCTATAGTTATGAAGACACTTACATAATCTACAATTATTATTAGGTTTTTTAATTATTCCCATTCTAGAGCTACCTCCTCAAACACACTATAGAGTACCTCAGGAAAAAATAAATATCTACCTTTTTCATAATAAACAATAATTAAACCCTTGTGTTCTTTTTTAGCAAAATAGCACTTGCCTTTTTTAAAAAAATGATAATCTTTTTTACATGTATATAATAAACAATTATTTTGAAATTCTTTTGTCATTCCCACTCCTCCACATCTATATCAAAGAAAACTTTACGAACAAATTTTAGGGAATACCAACCAATTAAATTTTCTTCTAAATCTAATACCATACACTCCTTAAACACACTGCTTTTTCTAATAAAATAGTATTCATTTGCTCTAATTGACATACAATTTTGTTTACTTAAACGTTTCTCATAACTTGACACCATTTCTTCCACCTCAATGCTATTATACCACAAAATAAAAAGGCTGTCAAGCATTACTTTTAAAGTAATAGCTTAACAGCCATAATATAATAACATATTAACACACTTTTTTAGTTTTGTCAACTATTTTGAGTATTCAATCCTAATAAATCCATCTTTACCGCTAGTTGCCGCTTCTTTAGTATCACTATAAGTAGTTCCTAAAATACCCTCTTTTGTGGCATAAGTTGCTCCCTTACCGCCATTTTCTGCTTCTGTGGTAGTTGGAGGGCGTGTGGTAAATTTATACTCTCTATAACTAGATGTCCAAGTAAAAATACCTCCATAACCGCCTTTGCCCCCTGATGCAGTCATCCCAAAAGCTGTTGTGTCTCCACCATCAGAACCATCACCAGCAGTAAATGACATTCCAGAAGTAGTATTAGTGTGATTACTTATTTCTATTTGCACATTATCTGTGCTTCCTGCCCCACCCTTACCGACAATAACAGGATAAGAAGTATTTGGTGTTACTGTTATCTCTTTTTTCATATACTCCCCATCACTTCCGTCATTAGATGTGCTTCTATAAGAATTGCTTGTGGAATGGTCTCTTATGCGTTTTAATTTATAGAAAACAGCCCCACCGCCACCGCCGCCACCACCGTACATAGTGACAGTTACCTTATTTACATCTTCTGGGCATTTAAATGTCCCACTATCATAGAAATCAATAGATAAGTCTGAATTTAAATATGTAATTTCTACTTGAAAAGGTGATACATATAAAGCGGTGTGCTTATTACTTGTAAACCGCATCCCAGCCCATAAATCAAAGACATTACTTCCAGCACTTAAAGACATAACTTTTTCATCTATAGTAAACCACTGCGCCACATTTGCCATACCAGTTTCATCTGCTTTGCCAGTGGAATATGGATAAAAAATACTATCTTGTAAATTATGCTCTCCTGTATCTGCTAATTCTGTTTCTCCTTGCTTCACAGCAAATCTATAATAACTGCAATCTCTATAATTTTTATAGTCATTATAACTTCCTGCCCATTTTACCTTAAATACAACTCTATACTGTCCCGCCTCTGGTGCATAAGCCGTAGTTGATATAATTTTCTGGAACTGGAAAGATTGACTATTTGCGATATATTGATAAAAACTTCCACTAGCATTTATAGCGTTGGATTCTATTTCTTTTATTAAAAAATAATATTTCTTATCATTTATATAACACCCAGCATTTACTGTAATATCTGACCTATCAGGAGTTAATCCAATGTATCTAGTGTTACCATCTGATAATAAGATTTTCATATATTTTTTATTATAAAAACCATCATAACTATCATAAAGGGGGAGTTCATATTTGACTCCCCCTATAACCATTTTTAATTTATTCTTACTATCTGCATTAGCCATATTAACTACCTACAAATATTCTATTTTTATTTGGGAATACTAATTCCCCTGAATCGTTAAAAGTTGCTAAATTACTAGGCAATGTAGATGTAGGTAATTTACCTTCTGCTTGAAGCATGGGTATTTTTCCCGCTGTTGTTCCTGTATCAATTAATCCCATTTCAATTTTATTGTTTTTATTAACTATTGGGATTTGACCTGATGCAGTACCAGTGTCAATTAAAGAAGTTGCAATCTTATTTCTATCTCCAACTACAACTACTTGCCCATTATCTAATCCTGAATTGATTAAGCTATCTTTAATCTTATTTGTAACAGAATCAATTAAATCCGTGACTCTGCTTAAAGGTATTTTAATATTGTCAACATACTCTTTAGTAACATATGTTTGAGTTAAATCCATTGTTAAAACCCAAATTTCACGCTCTACATTTACTAAATTATACATTTTTAGCTGGTCAGTTCTAAAACAAGACATCCCCAGCTCTAATTCAGCAGAAGGGAACGCTATACCAGCATTGTTTGTCAGCAAACTTCTAAAATTATCATTTATATAACCTAAAGAGTTTGCTAGTGTCCAAGCTTCCTCTATTGTTACTAACTTTTGCACACCATTTCCCCCTTAGTATCCTCTAGCTGAGAATGAAACTGCACCATTAACATAAACACTTCCAATTTTAAGCTGTGCTTTGATATACTTAGTAGTTACTTCAAGCGGCAGTATTACTGCCTGTCCTAACTCTTCCATATTTTCTACCCGCAAAATTGTATAAATAACTTCTGGTACTACATGGAACTCTCTTGTAAAATAATAAGTTGCTGGATTTTCGTCTGTTTTAAATTCAATTATACCAGTTTCAATAGTATCAGGAACGTCTACTTTATGCAAATACTCTCTAGCATTTGGTCTTTCGCTATTAACCGTTGCCACATTTAAAACAAATCTAAATAATGCCCTTTGATAAATATAATCACCAGTCAACATTGTTTTAAATCTATCATAACCAGCAGGCGTGATTGCTACATCAAAATCTGTCTCATTTAAAGCTTTAGCGTATATAGTTAAATCACTCATTACTGTGCCAGCATGCCTTAAATATATTTCTATAATATTTAAAACTTCATTAAAAGTCTTACTTAATTCTTTAGATTTTGTTTCTTTTAATTCAACAGCTTCTTTTAAGTTTAACTCATATGCTTTACTTAAAGACTCCTGTAATTCCACTTTATTAGTAAAGAATTTTTCTACAAATTTTTCTTTTAATTCTTCTAATTCTAAATTATATTTTACAGTCATTTCTACATCTTTTGCAAGAGATTCTTTTAATTCCAATGCGTCTGATACAAATTTATTTGCTTCTTTTACTAAACTCTCATTAAATTCCGCATTTTCTTCTACATACTTTGTGAAAAGCTTAGTTAAAAGCTCTTCAACTTTAAAGTCTATGTATATTATTTTATTAAATTCTTTAGTAAGTGCTTCATTTACTTCAATACCCTCAGTGAAACTACGTCCATAATTAACCTGTCGAGACATATCTTCATCAAGCTCTAAACCATATCCTATATTTGCACCTTTATCTATTAGTCTAAAATCTTTTAGTTTTATATGGACATCTTTAAGCCTTAATTTTACTTCTTTGATTTTGGCTTGTCTAGGCTCTCCTGTATAAATCTCTACTGTTGGCATTTATTTAAGCCTTTTCAGATAACCGGAATTGGAAAGTTACTTTAAAAGTATCCGTAGCTTCTTTATTTACTACAGGGAATACTACCCTATCCATTGTAGTGCCACCAGAAGCGGCGTTACACAAGCCAGTTTCAGTTAAAGCCCCAGTTCCTACACCTGCGGCAAAAGTTGCCACCATTGTAAAGAACTTAGTGCCAGTAGTATGTGTGTATGTTGCGGCACTCCTTACAAGCTCACCTTTTAATCCTGTGTCAGCGGCGGCTACAGCAGTGCTATTTGTGCCTACTGCAATATGTGATAAAGCGGCTGGTCTACTTGTAGCCGCACCTATGCAATTACAAAGAAAATCAAAGCCACCATTTAAAATCATATTGTGTTTTTCAACTTTTTGTTTTAAATTACCATCTTTATCAAATAACTCGCCAACCATAAAACAGTTTAAAGCTAAATCTTCATTAAACATTAAATTTCCTCCTTAAATATCGCTGTATAAAGCAATACTATCATATGTTTTATAATCTTTATATGCAATCTTGTTGTTCTTGAATAAAGAGAACACAGAACTGTATACAATTAAATTCAAATATCCGTCTCCTTGTGACACCACGAATGTCATATGGTCGTTTGGATGCGAAAAATCTCCCGCTGAAACCTCTACCCCAGTGTCTGTTGTAAGAACAAACCTATCTCCTTCACTATTATAACTTAAAAGCATCCAATCTCCTGTTTTTGAATTCTTCAATGTTAAAATAGCATAAGAATAATCAGAATCTATTGGAAGCATTACATTTACTGAAAGAGAGAACACTTTAGGGATTTCTAAATTTTGCCATTTTAATAAACTACGACCATCTATTTTTAACCCCTTATGAAACCGCCCCTGACCATATGAGACTATCCCATAAGGTACATCTGGTGTTTTTCCTGTATTGCTTATTAAGGTTTCATCTAATGTCCAATAATCTAGTGAACTTGTAGCTTCATTCCCTAAATAAATTGCAATATCTGTAAAAGTATTAAAAGTATAATCTGTGCCTACTGGCATCCAAGTAGTATTTTTTGCTGTTTCTGAATCCCAAGTAAATTTAAGCTCTTTCCATATCTTCTCTTTAGAAGGAGAGAAAGGCTGAACAATTTTTTCTGCCCAGTTTCTACAACAATACTCTTGGTCTAACTCTATTTTATATAAATACTCTGCACTGATGCTGTTATCTTCAAGCTGGAATCCTCGGGCATTTACATAACCACGGTGCATTAACCCGCTCCATTCATCTTCTACAGCATCATAAGTATAAATCATATTTCTGTTAGGAATAGAAGCAATTCTTACAGTACAATAAGAAGCAAACTCACATGGAACTCCAAATTCAGTATATGCTTTCATCCAAAAGTCTACTTGTGTTGCCTGTGCAAAAGGCAGTGTAAATGTTTGCCCTGCGCTACTGCCTATGAAATTGCCATAATCCCAACTTGAACCTTCTCTTATTACATAGTATGTAGCACCTTGTACTTTATTCCATCTAAACTCTATATTCCGCTCATTTTGCACACAATCAAAACCAGTAACATTTGCAGGTCTTGCAATAGCTAAATCAAGCCTTGCTGGAGTAGACATATTTCCTACTGTATCTACTGCCACTAATAGAAATCTATATTCTCCCATTCCAGTAGAATAAAAATAGCTTGTTCCAGATATATCTGCTACTTTTGTACTTTCTGAAACAGTACCAATATACAATTCATAATGGTCTATATCTCTTTCCTTGTTAGCTGTCCAACTTAAACTAAATCCTCCTACCGCTTCTTCTCCTGTAAAATCTGCTGGCATTTCAGGTGCAACGTTATTTCCTGTTATTAAAATTGGGGGCGTATATGTTGGATTTGAAAACTTACCATATCTATTTTCATGCACCAACTTAAACTCATATGTTTTAAGAATTTCCATATTCTCAATTACAGCAGTATTTGAACCGTCATCAAATATACCGCCAAATGACCAAGTTTCATCACCCTGTAATCTATACCAAACTCTTACGCCTCTTGAATAAAAATAGTCTGGATAAGTATATTTAATAAAAATTCTTGAAACGACTACTTTGTTAGGGAGTATATAATATTCTTGCTTATTGTCTAAATAAACAACTGCTGGTGGTGGTTCTGTGGGGTCAGCTAAGGTTGAATTATTAATTACTGGCTCTGTTGCACCTTTTTCTTCACTATAAATACTTGGATTGTATTCCCTACAAGTAAGCTCTATTCCACCGTCTTGTTTATCTGCTATTTTTATAATTCTAAACTGTTTGTCTTGAAATTCAGTGATATAATCAGTTAAACTAATTACATCCCCAACTGTTCTATTTAAAGCACGTCTATCTGTACTAAACCTTACATACATTTTACAAGTTATTGCTTGATTTAAATAAAACCAAGCTAACCTACTTGCTTGGTCAAAATTTGTTACGCCATATAACTCATATGTTTCAATTCTAGGCTGTTTTCTTAATGGATTAGGTGCTTCTGCTTGCGCATTTACCTTTACCCACTCATTATCTGGGTCTATAAACTGAACATATATTCTATCTGGTATTTCTTCCATTGGAGACCACCAAAGCTCTAGGTTATTTATAGAGTCTGGGTCAAAACTCTGTACTACTTCATCTTCTTTTTCTACAAATAAAGAATATTTACCGTTCTTATAAACTAAGCTTGAACGACAACAATTTAACATATTGGATACCCAATCTAATCTTGATTGGGTTTCATCTAAACAAATATTTAAAGTATAATCTTTATCATCATAAAACTTTGCCGCTTCCAAGAAGCTGGGGATATCAATTTCATCTATATCAAGCCCTACACCATTATAACAAGTTAAAAAATCTAATACACACCAAGCAGGATTATTAGACCACTCTTCTGTGTACTCTGTTTCAGATGTATAGCATTTTACTATTTTACCATCTATCATAGCTGTAACATTAAAACTGCCAGATAAATTATCATTCGCTTTTGCTTCTAATGCTACATAAGCATCATATTTCAACCCGCCTACTTTTTGTGCTCTTTGAGAATTTGTTGTTCCATCTACTCTGCCATCTATTAATTGCTCACCATCTCCAACGTAAGTATTATAACTTACACCTTCAAAATCTGAGCTATTAATATCAGTATCATCTAATTTTATATCTCTTATGCCTTTTATCTTACCATCACAAAATACTATAAGCTTTGCTACTCTCTGATTATTGTCCCATAATTTAGAATAAATTAAATTACCTGCGTTTTTTACTGTGCCATATATAATAGGAATTGGCATGGTATTAGATGTTTCAGTAGCCATTGTATCTGAATAAGTTCTTTTAGCTGTCTTTTTCATCTTCTTCATTTCACGTCTACTAACTACATAAGATGCTACTGAAAAGACGAATCCAATTACAGCACTAGCTATGCCCATCTAAATACCCCCTTTATCCTATTTTTATACGCAGGTGATAGCTTTTCTACTACTGTTCCAGTAGCTTTTGTGCAATGCACATATTTTCCATCACCTAAATAAATCATTATATGCCATAAACCTAATGGCATTAATAAAGCTATGAAATCTCCGTATTGAATTTCTTCTAATGAGATTTCTTTGAACCGCTCTTTTGCTAGCTTTAAAAATTCTTGTGTATCTTCTAGTGTGAAAAAGTCTTTAAATTCTGGATGTATTAAATAATAAGGCGCAAGACACCCCCACGCCTTATTATCTTCTGTAAACTGAACAAAAGGCTTTCCTACTAAACTGTATGCTTCCTTTTGTGTTATCATTATTTAGCTCCTTATAACGGTCTCTCTAGGCACAGAAGGATGCCCACCAAAACGTTCTTCATTATGCCTATTGATACAATCCGCTAAAGTTTTTCCGCACTCAAAATATCCTCCTACATATCTACATCTTTCATCTTTAAATTGAAACTGACAGTTAGGGTCAAAAGTCATATTAGGACTTTCTTGTTGATAATCTCCTAAACTTCTTACTACTTTAACTTCAAAAGTGCTTGCTGTCATATTAATATTATCTAAAACACCATCATAAATTAATATGGGTGCTTCTTCTGGAAACTCTGGCATCCACTCATAAATCTTACAGGGCTTATTTATAAAATTGTTTCCTTGATTAGCAAGTATTGCCGCCCAACCTTGCCAATGATTAGACATTGTGAGAGTCAATGTTTCAATGGACATATCAGAATTTTCTTCTCTATCACTTCTTGTAATAGCCGCACTTAAATATGTTTCTCCACCAATTTCTATCTCTTCTATACTTTCATCTACTATAAATCTATAAATGTTATCTTCACTATACTCTATAACAACTAATAACCTTGTTGATATTTCAGGGTCTGCGAGATAACGCTCAATTTGCTCGGTTATTCCAATACTCATTGATTATTTCTCACCTCAATTATTTCCAGTGTCGTATGCCTGTATCCATAATAATCTATATCCGTACTATATGTGTCTGTATTAAATCTTACATAATACCATTCATCATCCCCGCCCATATCTTCTCCTTCGGAGTTTATTTTAACCCACTTGAACCTAAAAGCATTTCTTCGCCCTAAGTGTTCCTTGAAGAAGTTTTCTAGCTTGCGTCCTAATTCTGGGGATTTTTGAAATTCTAATGTCCAAGTTCTTCTTGGCTGTGACCATACATCTCTGCGCTGTTCATTGCCTGTGAACTTTTCATCAATTAAGGTATTATAAGATAATGAATAACTATAAACTTTCAAAGCGGCTATACCTGTTACTTGCTCGTTAATATAATAATCATAATAATCTTCATTTGTACTTATATCTAAATTATACATTAAGTTGCCGCTCCTTTCACTGCCTGTCTCATAACTTGTTTCGTTCTCATTGCATCTATTATTCGTTTCTCTAATATAGGATATTGCTGGTCAAAAGCTTTCATATTTGCCTCTGGGTCTAATGATTGGAATACAGGTGAAAAAGTAATCTGTATCCCCCCGCCTGTTTCTTCTGTTTTAGCTACTTGATTTTGATTTGAGTTTTCCTGTGATTTGGGCGTTTCTACTAATCCACCATCTGCAAATCTGAATTTAGGCAGTTTAGCCATTGAAGGTACTATTGATGCCCCTTCGTTTAAACGGTTTAAATAGTCAACTCCAAGACGTTTTACTGTCTTTGCAGTTAAAACATATTCACCATTTGATAACATTGCAGGAATACTATCGCTAGTTCCTGTTCCCGCACCTGATACATAACCACCAGTAGCAAAACCACTAACACTACTCATGGCATTTATCATTTGAATAATTGACATTACTACCTGCAATGCCATCGCAAATTTCATTAAACCTTCATTGCCAGAAACCATAGCTAACCCCATTAACATATTAGGAAGTGCTTGTAATCCAGCTTGCATAGTTAATTTATTATCTAATTTTTGTGCTCCAGCATTAGTTGCCAATAAATCATTTAAAGTTCCCATTGACTGCCCAAAATCTTTTGCAGTAAGTGTTAGCCCATTAAACTGGTCTTGTAAGCTATTAACTAAACTTTCGTTTTCTAAAGACATTCCACCATAATTTGCACCAGTAGTTGATGTTCCTATAGAAAAGCTTCCTGCCCCAGCTCCGATGCCTCCTAAGCCTGCTCCAATACTTCCTATGCCAACTGTCTCTTGTCCTGAACTAGAAGCTATCTGCGTCATTGCCAAAGTAACAGTTTCTCCAAATTGTTGTAATGTAGGGATTAAAGCATCAAATTGCCCTTTAATATTTAAAGAACCTTCTGTTACTGCCTGTACGCCCTGTTCCATTTGAGCTTTTATTTCTTCTTTATACTCATTAACTTGTACATCAAATTCTGTATCTATTGTTAATGCTTTTTCCCCTTTTGGAAGAACCGCATCAAACAATTTATTAGTTATATCTTGTGCTAATCTTTTATGCCACATAGAAGCCCATTCTTTTAAAAGATTGCTTGCGAAATTCTGAAAAGATTCTTTCCAGCTTTTTCCTTCTGTTAAATCATCAAACATTCCTGCCAAGCCATCTGAAAAACCTTCTCTTAATTTCTTTTGAAATGGTGGAACTTCTTCAACAATAGATTTCATTGCCGCTCTTGCATCTTCTGCTTTTTTTACCCATTCATTTTGTTTTTCTAAGCTTCCTGCTTTAGCGGCATAATCTGCTTCCGTTTCATATAAAGCAACTAATTTAGCATAAGTTTTAACATAATCATCAACATATTGCTGACGTTCATAAAAAATTCTTCCTTCTGCTGTTAAACTATCCATTCTACTCTGCTCTACAAGATGATTAATTTCGTTCTCTCTTCTTATAGATTGCAGTTGAACAGCTTCCACTTGTGCCTGTGCTTGTGTGATTTCATATTCTTGTCTTTTAGCTCTTGCTATTGCTAATATCTGTTTCTCTGCTTCTTTTCCTTTTTCTACCCAATTATTCCATAACTCTATCTGTTTTGAATCACTCTCTTGTGTTGCTTGTGCTAATCTCTCTTGTGCTGTTTTAAGCTCTACAACAGTTCTTGTATAGGAGTCTCCTAATTCATTGATAATATCTAATGTAGTTGATGCTTCTGTTGCTCCATATAAGCCATGATAAGATTTAGAAATCGAATCATATGTATCTTGTAACTTCTTATAAGAATCTACAAGTTTTCTATTTGCTTCTGCTAATGCTTCCGCTCTATCTATTTCAAGCTTCTCCAACTCTGTAGAGAATTTCTCAACATCATTTTCTTGACCAAGACTTTTCGCAATATCTATCTTAGCCTTTAATATTTCAATTTGTTTATCTATCTGCCCTTGTTTATTCTTTAAATATGCCTCTATATAATCCTGTGTAGATAATTGATTATTTTTAAAAGCATCTTCTATTTCTTTTAACTGAGCTTTAAAAGAAGCATTTGCTTTCTTCAAATCAGCATCTAATAACTTGTAAGCATTACTTGCTTCTTTTCCAGCACCTTTACCTTTTTTGCCAGCTTTTTCGTCTCCATAACTTTTTTTGCTTAATCCTTTAAATAATTCTTCTGCATCCTTACGCATTTTTTCAGCATCTTCTTTGATTTTTGTAATTCTACCAGCTATTGCATCTCCCGCTGATTTCCAAGCCTTATCAGCGGCATTACCATAATCAGCGGCTTCTTGAAGATACTGCTTATCGCTATTTCCAGAAAAATTTAAAGTGAATAAATCCTTCATTGCCATGCCAACTGCTTTTGCTTGTGCTACAAATTGTGACATTTTTAATCTAAAGTATTCACCAAAAGAATTAGTAGTATCTGTTAAAGTATCCCAAGCTAACCCTATTGCTCCTATAGCCCCTACAACACCTAATATTGGATTTATTAAAAATAATAAAGCAACAGCTAAAGCTCCAAGCCCTAATGTCATTCCAGCAAGCATATCAGTATTACTTAATAATACATCAAGAAGTTCTGTAAAATAACCTTGAACCTCAGAAAGTAAATCCATAACTATGCCTAATCCTGTCCATAAAGGAGTTAAAGCGGCACTAATAACTGCTAATCCAGTTGCAAGTAAATCTAAACTATCTGCTACCCCAGTTAATATAATATTAGAAATTTTTCCTAAAAGGTCTATTATTGGAGAAAGTGCTTTTATTAATTTTGCCATAGCAGAATATATTTTTTCTACAATATTTAAAGTGGATTCATTTAAAGTAGTAGTAAATACTTCTTTCATTTCTCCATTATCTTGCTGTTCCATAGTTTTATTAATAGTAAAAAATACTTGTTGTAATTTTAATGCTTGCTCTTTAAATGTTTCAAATAACCCACTACTTTTCATTGCAGTTCCGAATACTCTGGAAATACCATCATCTAAGTTGGAAATTAAGCCTGCCCAAGTATTTTGAAACTCATTGCTTGCCGCTTGGAAACCAGCCATACGTTTCATTACATCTTCATAAAGTGTTCCTTCTTCACGAAGTTTATTTACTGTTGCTGTTGTATATCCCAAAACAGTAGCAAGCATATCAACGCCAGGTCTGATTGCTTCACCAGAAATCAATCCTCTTAATTCCTGTACTACCTGTTGATTGCTTAATCCAAATGTTTTAACAGCCTGTGCTCCAACAACAGTTAAATCAAGAACTTGCTGTAAACTCATTCCAGCATCTATACCTAATGCCATTGTGGATTGCAAAGCTCCACCTAATTCTTCCATTGTTAAAGAAGTTTTTAAAGCTTCATCTTGCATTTTCATTAATAAAGCATCTGAAATTTCTAATGCTCTATTAAAAGGTATATCTTTTTCATCTTGTTGTAATGTGGAAGAAATAATACCAGAATAGCCTAATCTCAGTGTTTCCATAGAGGAGGCAAAATTCATTCCAGGAGAGATAAGAGAATTAAAAATAGAGGCAATTTGCCTAACACCTTGCTCAATCAAAAAGGCTTTAAAAGATATATTAGCAAAAACATCAAAAGCTTTTGATGCTGAACTAGCTAAACCATTCATTGCGTTTTTAGCAGTATTCAATCCACTTGTTATATTTGCCGCTGATGAATCCATTCTGCCTAAATTGCCGAACACTTGATTGGGTGCTGTTCCTAATGTTCCATATACTCTATTTACACCGTTTCCTTGATATCCAACTTTTGACATATCAAGATTAGGTGCTTTTATACTATTCAAACTTGTTTGTGTAGCAACAGCTTGTAATTGTACACTCTTTAATGCGCTGACAATAACCTGTGTTTGTTGTTGCATAGCACTTGCTACAGAAGCAAATCCTTTTGTCATTCCCGCTGTCATTGAAGCTCCTAAAGCGGTATATGAATTTTTTAAGGCTAAAAGTGTTTGCTCATTCGCTCTTAATGCTTCTGTTGTTAATTTACTCTGCGCTTGAATTGTAGCAAAACCTTTAGTCATTGTTGCCGTTGCAGAACTTACAGCACTACTCATTCTTGCCATTGCAGTTGCATTAGCGTTACTCATTGTTCTAATTGCATTGGCATTTGAAGCACTACTATTTTTTATTGTATTAGCTAAAGATTTAAAACTTGTATCTACTGTTCTAGACATTGTAGACATTGATGTCCTAATGCTAGAAGATAAAGTTGTTATTGTTTTGCTTGTATCTCGATAAGCATTAGAAATAGAAGTAAAGCCACTACGCATTGAGCTACTGTTTTTAGCCACCGCCTGTGTGACTTTACCTATCGCATTATCTATATCTTTGCTTGAACTGTTAAAGGAAGTGTTTAGTGATTTTAATTGTGAAGTGATTGTTTTTATATCTTTCGCCATCTGCGAAGAATCTAGCTCAATGGAAGCAACAAGTTTACCTACATCATAATCACTCACTTGTATCTTCCTTTCTAAAAGAAAGGGAGAAGTTATTTTTTAATAACTCCTCCACCCATTTTTACAAAATCTTCTATTCCCATTTTTTTTACTCTGTTATTGCTTACTTTAGGTATTCTAGAACCGCTTCCAATACCCTGTTGCACATTTTCTGGAATTTCTGTTCTGCTTTTTTCATATTTTATATGATATTCCAATAATCCGAATATCTTGCGAGGAGTGCTACTCCAAAATTCATAATCACTAAAATGTAATATTCTTTTGGAAAAATAATAGTATGCTACCCAATCCCATCCCTCTTCTTCCCCGCTATCTTTGGAGAGAGATGTTTTTAGTTTTTTGCTTCTGGTGTAGCTTCTACTTCATCTTGTGAAGGTAAAGAAGATTGTACTGCACCAGAAATATACTCCATTAATACAGGAACATTAGAGGCATTTAAACAAGCCCCAATTTCTTCATTTGTAATATCAGGACAACTTGAAATTAATCCTGCTCTTAAAAAATTAAGAGTATCTTTTATTTTTACGCCCTTGCCTTCTGCTCCTTGCATTCTTGCAAAAGCTTCTTCAATAGAACCATATTCTTCTTCTAAAAGAGCAAAAGCATTTAAATCATAAGATAATGCTACTTGTTTATCTCCTAAAAGAAATTCATATGCTTTAGGTTTTAATATTTGTAATTGTTTAGACATTATTTTACCTCACTATTCATTTTTACTACTATATTATAACACATTTCTTCTAAATTGTCAATAGATTTTTTAAAAAATATTAAAAAAGAGGGGAGATTTCCCCTCTTGATTAAGCATTAATTGTGCCTTTAAAAGTTGTTGTTAATTTTCCAACAGTAATAGTTACTGTTTGATTTGCGGTGGCAGAAGAACTATCAAAACCACTAATGTTTGCCATTGTGATTGTTAAATTTCTTTTTATCCCATCTTCATAAGTTCCTTCAACTACTAATCCATCTAATTTCAAAGTTTCTCCAATAGAATAAGTTGTTTTTGTTGGAGGAGTTTTTACAGAAATGCTTGTTAATTCACTTGGGATTTCAATTTCTTTTTCCTCTTTATTAAGAATTAACTGCCACCAATGTCCACTTTTACGAGTAGGCATTGCTGTTCCTGTAAAAGAACAATCACCAAAATCTCCACTAGAATCATTTACTGTGAAATCTGGTGGTTCGCTTACACGACACTTATAAAGTACAATGTGGGCATCTCCAATAGTTTCACCTGCATAATCCCACTTACCTTCAATTTTAAAGTAAGGTGGTGTAGCATTTTTAGCAGTCAACTCATAAATAACAGTTTCAGCTTTATCAGCACCTGCTCTTGTGATTTGACCACCCATAATAACTTCTAATCCTGATAAGCTTACAACAGAATTCGTAACTGTAAAGTTAATGCTAGTAGTACGAGAATATGAATCCATAATAGTTGAATCACCATACAGAATCTTATTCTCTAATTCAGGGGATACTTGGAATGATAACGCACCAGCTAAATCTACAGGATTATCATAAGTTGGCTCTGCATCAGCGGAATCAGAAATCATTCTTGAAACCTTTACATCTTTTAACTCCATAAGACGTAAGGCGGTAATATCCATAGCCATTAATCATTCGTCCTTTCTAATAAGTTCCACTCAAAGCAGTTATATTTAACACCCAATTTACCCTATTGCTTTCATCATAAGTTAAAAATTGTGGTGGATTAACTTGCTTTACATGAAATTTTTTACCTTCTGGGTCAACCATTATCCCAGTATTCAGTAATTTATATATGCTGTTAATACAGCTCAACACTTGTTCAGCTTTTGAAGCTCTCACTCTAATCTGACAAGTAAAATCAACACTATTTCTTGCTCTCCCAACAATAGCATAAGAAGGAGTATCATAAACAGCAATATTTAAAGCTTTATTAGAATTAGTTAAAGGAATGTTATTTATGAAAATATCTTTTCCGACTTTTCCATAATTTAAGCTTTCTAAATACTTTGCAACACTTGTAGCAAATGTCATCGTGCTCCCATTCCTTTCTTTGTAGCTTCTTTAATAATGCTCATTAATAACTGTTTATTAGACCTATAAGGGTATTCTAAATACTTAGCTTGTCCTCCATTTGGATGTCGCAAAGTTAAATCTTCATGCTGTATCCAAGCATAATTAAAAGTCCCAGCACTACTATTCCCCCACGGAGCTAATGCTTCATATTGTACTTGATAAACCATTCTTGCACTACTTGTACTATCTGTTATTTTAACAACTTTTCCAGACCGCTTTAATTTACCTGTATCTACTGGAACTAATTCTTGCGACCACTTTAAAAGCATATCTGCCGCTTTTTTTACACCAGAAGCTCCATATAAAGACATTTTTATACTGTATTGTTCTAACACTTTTGTAAACCCATCAAGATTTTTACTGCTTTTGCCTCTGGCATTAAAACGTAGCTTCAATCCCATTATTAAGCACCTCATAATCTTGAAGAGCACCAGATACTGCTGTAGCCCTTACACTGTAATAAATACCACTTAAAACGATTCCATTATCATTTCCAAGTATAATATATCTTTCAGTGTTCTCTCCAATAGTCACATCTATAGCATCTCTGGCTTTTACTATATGCGGAAGAATACTGCCACGAGTGAATTGAATTGTTACATTCTCACGAGTATTTTTTAAATCTTTACGTTCATAATCAAAATCAGGGTCTCCCTCTTTATCAGTATTCATTGCGGCGATTATTGGAATACGATTTTCATAATCATAATCCAATATTGCTAATCCTTCATCGTTATATCGCTCTTCAAGAAGAGGTACATACTCAAAAGACATATTTAATACTCCCATCATTTGATATACTTCTTGCAAAGAACTTTCAACCCATTCTTTATCACCCATTTGTCATTACCTCTTGCGAAATTAATGACTTTGCACCATTTCTTCCCTCAAAAACCAAAACTATATAATAAGTTGTGTTTGCAGATAAATTATTTAATCTGTACTTAGTTCTATTTATATCATAAAACATTTGTGTTGTTAAAGCTTTAGAAATATCTAAGACAGTATCTGCGTACTCATCATACATAGGCTCTAAACCATAGTATAATGAATACCTTTTGAAATCGCCATAAGATAAATCAAACTTATTCCACGATAATTCAATATTGTTGTCACTAACTAAATCTATTGATAATTTGACAGGCTGTTCCCTAGAAAGATTATAATTTCTTATAGTTCCATCTTTTGTTGTAACAGTTACAGGCTTTACTATTACAGTATAAATATTAGCATTAGTTTCAAGCTCTGTCTGCACTTCTTGTGCTAAAGCGGTATAATGAAAAAATCTATTACCTTTTTTAAAAGAAGCTTGCTCTACCGTTACATCAAATTCAGGTGCTACTGCCAAAGCTAATCTTTGAAAAATTTCAAGTTTAGCATATAAAATAACGATATATTCTTCATCAGGTGTTATTTCTTCTACTGTCTTGCCAAGCCTTTTTGCGCTTTGTTCAACTATTTTAGGAATATCTTCCTGTAATTGAGCAAAAGCAGGGTCTTGACTAATAAGAGGTGCAGATAACATTAAGCTATCTATTAAATAAGATACTAACAAATCTTTTGTTGTATCCATATTACCCCTCCCTTATAAAACGTCTAGAGCGTTTCTCTCAGCTAAATAATTCTTTAACTCCTGTGATACTTTGTAAGTTTGACCTTTTTTCATGTAAACCCAAGCATCACCAAAATAAAATTCTATATCAATTTTAGCCCGAACTTCTACTGTTTTAGGAACGGACTTTACTTCTTTGATTTCTAAAACATCTAAATCTACAACTGCTTCTTTCGTTTCTGGTGTTTGATTTCTAGCCAATTTTAAATCCTCCATATATTATAAAAATAGGGAAGGGAATTACCCCTTCCCTTAAAAGGTTCTTATCCAGCCTGTACTGTAACAGTGAATGTAGTAGCTTTACCCCCTACAGTTACAGTGCAAACTTTTTCACCAGCTTCCGCACTATCAAAACCTGTAACATTATCTTTTGTCACAGTTTCAACTTTTGTGCTGGAATCACTGTAAGTTCCTGTTACAACCATGCCAGTGATATCTAATTCATCACCTATTGCATATGTTATTTTTGTAGGCGGTGTTGTTACCGCAATACTTACAAGTGTAACTGGTGCGGGAGGTTCCTCGCCAACATATTCATTAGCAAGCAAATTTGGAGCTTGCTTATAATGAAATACAGAATCCTCTGAGACTTCAAGAGTTTTTGCTAACTTATTAGGAGCTTGTTCTGCAAAAAATACATCATTAACATTAGCTCCTGTTTTATTAGCAATAACTTCTGGGGCTTGCTCCATATAGAATACATCAGTATCCGTTAATTTTTCAGCCATTTAAATCCCCTCCCTGCTCATTTATTAAGCAGTTTCAATGATAACACCATGAGTAGGATTTAAGGATTTAGTGCCCCAAATTCCATACCAACCAAGTTTCAACTCACGTTGGAAATCTTGTGGAGTATCTGTTCTAATTTCAGGTGGTAAAGCTACTGCCATAGCGTAGTAATCTTCACCAAATAAGACAGCTTGATATACGTCAATGCTATTTTTGCCTGCACCCTTTAAATCAGCTTTATAACCAGCAATATTATCACCAGCAGGTGCGGCACCATTAGGCATCATAGTTGTCTCAATAAAACGAACATCATCTATTCTACCAATTTCACCGCTGAACAACTGTTCAGGAGCACCGTAATTACTTGCATTTATCCAAGCTGGGTCATCCCGCAATGCTCTTGATTGGTGCGGATGTACAAAGCAAATATAATAATTACCACCGATTTTTGGTGCATTATTGGTTGACAAAATTTCAACGGCATCTTTAATAGTTGCTACTGATAATTCATTTGCACCAGCGGCAATTTCATTTCTTGCTGAAATTTTAGCCGCATCTTTTTTACGACCAAAAATTTTAGAGGTGCCTACGTCTCCTGTACAAGCGGTATCTCTCAATTCACATTCGATTGTATGTCCAATGTTTCTGCCCAGCAATTTTAAGCTGTTAGCCATCTGGTCAACAAAAGAGAACTGTAAAGATAATGAAGTAATTGCTGTTGCAGTACCATGCTCTGTAACAACAATTTCTTTCATTGTAGAGCTTAAAGTTTGAGATTTAATTCTCTCACCTTCAAGCAATTCTGGCGGCAACTCTAAGTTTTTGTAAGTCAACATTTTTATAGTATTGCCAGGTTGAGTCATTAACTCAGTTTTTACAGCCGCAAACTGATAAAATCTCATAACTGGTTCAGCTTGATAGTCTAATTCTCTAGAATACACAGGTTTTAATTCGTTAATTAAGCGAATCGCATTACCTGCGGCTAATTCAGTACCACCCTCACGAATAATTGTATTAATATCATTCGCTGTTGGGAATTTTGGTGTTTGGTTTTCAGCCATTTAAAAAATCACTCCTATTAAAATTTACGATTTCCTGAATCTCCAAACATTACTTTTCGCAAAGCTTCGTAAGTTTGATTATCCATGTCTCTGACAGATGCTAAAGCATCTTTATTTTTTGATTCAAAGATATTATTCATATCTGGTGTCGGTAATCCCAGATTTGGTTTATATTTCTCTTTGACTTTATCTTGCAAAGCTTTTGCTTTTGCATATGTACTATCAATTTCTTCCTTAGTAGAACCTATTACTAAGTCTTTGAAATCTTCGTCAATATCACTTAATTTAGAAGCTTTATATGCTTCCACTTCTTGTGATTGTTTGTAAGCTTCAAATTCAGCTCTAGCTTTTTCTACCTCTGCTTTTAATTCATCCCGCTCTTTTGTGAGAGCTTCCAATTCTTCTTTACCCAAAGATTGTCCCTCCTGTTTTGCTTTTTCAATCAAGTCTTTAAGCCGTGTTATCTCTTTATCTCTTTCTGCTACAGTATCTTCAAGTCCATTGGATTTTAAAATCTCAGCATTAAGCTTTTCACTTTTAATTTTTAGCTCACCTTTTAATTTCTCAATCTCAGGATACAGTTTTGCTTTTTCCTGCTCCCTCGCTTTGGACAATAACGCATCTATATCTACTTGTGTTTGTGTGTTCTGCGCTGGTGCAGGTTCTTGACCAGTCACTTGTGTACCCTTTTCTTCTTCTGACATTAATTCTTCCTCCTAATAAATAACAATTACTTACCTTGTGGTTTCATTGAAACCTTTGTACCATTGGTAGGCATCCTGTTAGCAGGTTTTTTGTCAACCTGCAACTTTACCGCTGGGGTAATATTTGTATTAGCATTTGATGGCTTCATATATTTCTCCGCTGACACTCTACCACCTCCTTCTTTTATAAAGTATCTATATTATACCTTTTTTGAAGGTTAGGTTTTCTCTAATCCAGTAAAGAGTTTTTTTTCTTTACCATCTCTATTAGTTCCAACCTTATTTTTAAAATCCATTTGAGGATTAGCATTATTTTCTACTGGAATTTCTTCCTTCTCTGGTTCTAACATTACTGAACCATCAGAAGGATTTACTAATCTGTTTCCTGTTGGCATACTTAAAGGAGCAATACCATAATATAATGGATTTTCCTTACTATCTTTATCAATCTCTTTTAACAATGCTTGTGGAGAATCTTTTTTAAGTCTTTCTAAAGCATTTTCTCTACTCTCTAATCCAGCTTTCATTTCTTGCTGAATCTGACTTAACTCTTGAACCATATCACGAGGTAAAATATCCCCAAAAACAACTCTATGAGTAAATAATTTAAATCTATCTGATTCCTTAACAGAAATCATACCTTCTTTTAAACCAATTAATAAAATAATTTTATTTACAAGTTGAACAGAAGCTCCTGTCATTACTTGTTTTGTTTTAATTAAATCTATTAAAGGCATAAAAGCTATTTGAAAAGCTGTTCCACTTAAATTTGCAGGCGGTGCTTCTCCACCTATAGCTAATTTTGGCATATTAGCAATCTCAAACATATTAGTTTTAGTATTGCCAATATAATTAATACTTGCTCCTAAATCACCTTGCAATTCTAGATTGAACACTTTAGCATCTTTAGGCAATCCACCCCAAACATTGTTTGCGCCTCTTTCAAGATTAGCTATTCTTGCACCAGTAATAATTGTTGTTGGTGCGGCATGATAAGTCAATATTTCGGAAACATCAGAACATTTAGCATTTAACTCTAAATTTAATGGTATAATATCTTCTAGGTCAGATAGACCAAAATTAGAGCCAGACAAGGGTAAATTTCTAAAATGTACGATTGGAATAATCCCATATGGGTTAGGAATAACCACATCATCTTTTCCATCTTCTTGTTTTCTTACCTCATCTTTAGTATAAATATATTTAATTGTAACTGTTTTTTTACCCGCAAATAAAGCAGGCTCTCTTTCAACATTATAAATAATAGATACAGACTCTAAAGCATCAGGAGAACCATTATAACCATCTTTATATTTTGGAAAAACAATACTTGAAGGAATACTAAATAGTCGTATTCTACCTTTAGGATACATTCCGAAAGGGTCATCAATTTCACTAGGACTTTCATAATGAACGTGAATATACGCATCTCCTGTAACAGATTTACACTGCCCAACATTCATCATTAACTCTGAACCATTATTGTCGTCCCATACTCCATTTACAAAACTTTGTATATCTTTTTCAAACTCTTTATCAAATTTAAAAGTAAAACCACCATTAAATTCAGTGCTAACATATTTATTTACAAAACGTCTACACCAATTTTGAGTAGTTTGTGGTGAATCTTCATTAGTAGCGATGTAATCAAAATGATACCCTAAAAAGAAATTCCAAAACCTCTCATATTCAGCAATC